CTACATTATCATACTTATATTATAATTATTGAACAAATTTTGGTGTAATTTATTTCAAAACGAATTACAACGCCATAACTTCGCAGTCGACATGTTAATAACCTTATTTTCTATTATGCCAACACGATTACAAACCTGCTTATTAGAATTCTAAGACTATCTTTCTAATACTATAATGTTCTTTTAAATTAAATGTAAGTTACGAAATTATTCGTTATGGTAAACTATATTCGACTTGACCTGGTAACTTGTTGATCACATTAATAGGCTTTTATGGTATAACACCTAACTCTTGGGAAGTTCTACAGAATTCATAAACCATGTATGCTTGTAAGTAGTTCTATTCGTATATGTATGTCTCGCATTAATGTGTAAATTCTTCCAGTGCATTATAGTATTATGCGTGTTGTAGCAACAATTAATATCTATAATGGAGTGCTTCTGGTGTATTAAACTAATCATAATTATAAACTCTAGTACCTAGTTCTATATCTCTCAATGACTAAGCTATATTGTCAGCTACCTATTTTATCCACTACTTATATTATTCTTTAGTAATACCCAAATTTTCTAATAGTGCTACTTGATCTTCTACTAGCTTATCTTACATATACTCCTCTTGCGAATATCTATAACCTGTACGCCCTGGTTCTTCTAGGCTATCTAAGTAGTATGCATGATCCATACCAACGGAATATTTTACATCACACTTATCTAAAACCTTTATAATCTAAAGTAACTTCATATTGTTCTTTTTTGAATAGTAAAATATTATTCTTGTTCCTATTTTTTACAAACTATATCTTGTAGTTAAAGTATTCGTTAAAAGATAGCTTATTTAAGATGTTCCCACATAAGTATATTTCTATAAATTATCCATAACACACTAAAATACTTTTGGTATAAATTATAGGGGATTAGTTTGTTTAGCTTCTTCGTATTAATCATCTTTGCATCCTTCACAACTAAACCACTTATTATTCTTAACAAACAATTTAGCACTATCTACCT